AGGTGTCAGACGATGGAAAAAGGATGACCTATACAGGTGGAAGTACTTATGGCGGAGTAGTTGTATATGACGATTTGTTCAGCTACTCGCATCATGCGACAGACCCTGCGAGCGGAATATTGTGTAACGCTTTTGACTTAGTGAGAATACATAAGTTTTCCAATTTGGATGCTGATGCAAAAGAAAATACTCCAAATGGAAAATTACCATCATTTGTTGAAATGTCCAAACTTGCAAGAGGGATTTCGGAAGTAGCAAATATCGTGAATGCTGAAATATATAATGCAAAAGAAGACTTTGAAATTCTCGATGAAGAAGAAAATGACGAAAAGGACTTATCCTGGATGTCAAAATTTGAGATAACTTCTAACGGAGTTATTAAAAAAACGATAAGAAATGTTCAAATTGTATTAGAAAATGACCCCCACTTAAAGGGGAAAATGGCACTTGATGAGTTTTCAAACAGAGCAGTAGTTTTAGGAAGTCTTCCATGGAACAAATCAGAAGGGATAAGGCAGTACGAAGAAGTCGATGACAGTGGACTCAGAAACTATTTAGAAACTAAATTTGGTTTGAGCGGTGAAAAGAAAATAAATGACGCACTCTTATTGAACTCACACAAAAATAAGTTTAACAAGGTAAAAAGATATTTAGAAAATTTAAAATGGGATGGCAGAAAAAGACTGGAAACCTTGCTGATTGATTATCTAGGTGCTGAAGACAATGTTTATACGAGAGCAGTGATTAGAGTATCCTTGACAGCAGCAGTTGCAAGAGCGGTAGAAGGAGGCATTAAGTACGATTATATGCCAATCTTTACAGGTAGGCAGGGCTTAGGTAAGAGCACATTTTTGAATAAGCTAGGGATGGAATGGTACTCGGACAGTTTACAGAATTTTGAAGGAAAAGAAGCCGCTGAAATGATTCAGGGGACATGGATTAATGAAATAGGAGAACTTACAGGATTCAATAAGACTGAAACTAATTTGATAAAGCAGTTCCTGAGTAAGAATGAAGATATTTACAGGGAAGCATATGGAAGAAGAACAAATAAATATCCTAGAAGATGTGTTTTCTTTGGTACTTCAAACGACTGGGAGTTCTTAAGAGACCGAACGGGGAACCGTCGTTTTTGGCCAGTGGTCGTGGGGATCAATGAACCTAGAAAATCAATCTGGGACGATCTGGATAACGAAGTTGACCAAATTTGGGCAGAAGCCTACGAAAACTATAAAACTGGGGAAGTCTTAATGCTTACTGGAGAAGCTGAAGAGCTTTCAAGACAATATCAGGCAGAGCATAGGGTATCAAATCCTAAAGAAGGTATAATTCAAGAGTTTCTGGACAGAAAAGTCCCAGATAACTGGAACAAACTGTCTCCTGATAAGCGGAGAGATTACTTGAGCGGCAATTACACTTATGAAGGAGACTTTATCTATCGGGATAAAATTTGTGCTGTTGAGATTTTAGTTGAATGCTTCGGAATGCAGACCAAAAATATAAGAAATTTTGAAAGTTCGGAGATAAACAGCGTTATGGAAAGCATACCAGGATGGGAGCGAATGAGAACCCCAAGAAAGTTTGGAAATTATGGCAAACAAAGGGGGTTTAAAAGAGTTTCACCAAGTGAATTTTTGGATTGGAAAAATCATAAAAAATAAGTTTGTAGCACTTTTTAAAAAAGGTTCAACACACCATAAATAAAGGAATTAAAGGATATTTTAAAAAACATAAATTGAAATATAAAAAAAACTGGCTACAAAGTTTTCAGGGCTAATTCTAAGATTTTCTAAGTTTTAAAGAACAAGATTGTAGTTCATTTTGGTAGTTTTGTTGCCATTTTACAAAAGATTGTTGCCGTCGAAAAACCTTATAAAACGAGAGTTAGGGGCTAAAATGGTAAAAAATTAAAAAAAGATTGTAGCCATACTTTGTAGCCGATAAAACCCTTTATTTATGGTACTTACTGTATAATTTACTACAAAATATATAAAAAACCCTATATAGAATATTAAAATAAAGGAGAAATATTAATATATATTTAATAATACACGCATATTCCCCTTTAATTTAACATCTCTATACGCGCGCGCGGAGATTGTAGACATTTTTTAGGAACTCGAATTAATGAAAATTAAATTTATTTGGAGGTAGAAATGCTAGAAAAAGAAATTGAAAATTATTTGGCGAAAGAAATAAAAAAAGCAGGTGGACTGTGCTATAAATTTGTGAGTCCCGGCAATGCCGGAGTACCTGACAGGCTGTGTATACTTAATAACGGAAGAGTATTCTTTGCGGAACTTAAGGCACCTGGTAAAAAGCCAAGACCGTCGCAGAGTAAGCAGATTTTGAGGATAAGGCAATGCGGACAAACGGTTTATGTCATAGATTCAAAAACTCAAATCGACTTTATAATCAAACAAGAACTACAAAATTAGAAAGGGGAGAATGGATTATGAAATTTGTGCCGCACAATTACCAAAAATACTGTATCGACAGAATTGTGAATGGCAAGAGCGTAGGATTAATGCTTGATATGGGACTTGGAAAAACGATAATAACCTTGACAGCGATTAACGAACTGAAGTTCAATATGTTTGAAGTTAATAAAGTTCTTATTATAGCGCCGAAAAAAGTTGCAGAAAGCACCTGGTCTGGTGAAATTGAAAAATGGGATCATCTTAAATATTTGAAAATATCAAAAGTTTTAGGAAGTTTAACTAAGAGGATAAAAGCACTGAACACAATTTCCGATATTTACATAATCAATCGTGAGAATGTTTCTTGGCTTGTTGAATATTATAAAAACGAATGGCCATTTGATATGGTTGTAGTTGACGAGTTTTCAAGTTTTAAGAATCATGCGAGTAAAAGATTTAAGGCTTTAAAGCTTGTGCTTGGGAAAATAGACAGAGTTGTTGGGCTGACTGGGACTCCAGCACCAAACGGGCTGAAAGATATTTGGTCTCAAATTTATTTACTGGATAGAGGGGAGCGTCTGGGGAAAAACATAACTGCCTTTCGGGATAAATTCTTTGATTACAGAAGCTATGGAAGTTTTGGGGAATATTCCTTAAAGGAAGGAGCAGATTCAAGTATAAGAAATAAGATTGGAGATATTTGTATAAGCATGAAGGCTGAAGATTATCTGGAACTTCCCGATATAACTTATAATGTGATTCCAGTAACATTGGACAACAGATCCTTGAAGAAATATGAAACCCTGGAAAAGGAATGGCTTTTGTCTTTAAATGATACCGAAGCCATAGATGTGGCAAATGCGGCAGCACTTACAAATAAATTGTTGCAGCTGTCAAACGGAGCAGTATATGACGATGAGAGAAATATTTATGAGATTCATAATTGCAAAATTGAAAGATTTTTAGAGCTTGTGGAAGAACTAAATGGAAAATCTGCGTTGGTCTTTTATAATTTTAAACATGATTTGATTAGGCTGAAAAAAGCATTGTCAAAACTAAAGCTGGAGGTTGGGGAACTAAAAACTCCTGATGACGAAAAAGATTGGAATGCGGGGAAGATTGATATACTTTTGGCACATCCCGCGAGTGCAGCATATGGACTTAATTTACAGGCAGGTGGGAACCATATAATATGGTTTGGTCTTAACTGGAGCTTGGAGCTTTACCAGCAGGCGAATAAAAGGCTTCACAGGCAGGGGCAAAAGGAAAAAGTTATAATTCATCACCTTTTTACTCAAAAAACAAGAGATGAGGATGTAATGAAAGCATTGCAAAGCAAAGGCGATGTTCAAGATGAATTACTGACTAGTCTAAAAGCTAGGATTGAAAAATATAAAAGAGAAGAGGAGAAGTAGATGGAACAATGGGAAATGATGGCTAAAATGGTCAAGAAATTTTATTTGGCTTTTAAACAGGAAGAATTTTTAAATAAGGATATGACGGAAGAGAGAGAGCATTTAAGAGATTTACTGCTTATGGAAGAGAAAACGGAGTACATGAAAGCAGAGATAGAAAATGATACGGTGGGGAAACTAGATGCAGTTGTGGATATGGCTTATGTGTATATAGGAACATTATTAGAGCAATGTAAAGGAAATGTCGATCTTGTTGCGAGAATACTATATTTTGATTCAGTAGATTCAGAATTGGCAGAGATATGCGACAAAATTGAGAAGAATAATTTCAATGGGATATTTCTTACAGCATTTAAAGAAGTTCATCGTTCTAATATGACGAAATTAGATAAGAATGGACAACCTGTTTATTACACGAAAGGAGCTAAAAAAGGTAAGATTGCTAAAAGTGAACTGTTTGAAGAACCGAAGTTAAAAGAAATTATTGAAGGAGAAGACAAGATTGAAACAAGTGATTATTTACAGTGAAAATGGAAATGGTGTAATAGTTAGAAAGAAGAGTAAAAAAGAATTAGAGAAATGGCTAAAATGGGAAGTTGATATGAGGCAGAGATTGAATGTGCATAAAAGAATAGAAATGTATGGATTTAATTTTAATTATAAAAATTTTTCAGATGAAACTTTGTTAATGTTATTTGAGAAATCAAGAAAAGAGATGTTTGATAGAATGTTTATTAAAATGTACTAGAAAATTAGAGAGGAGAGAGGATTTATGATAAAGATATATTTGATAGCTACAACGCTTTTTTTTGTAATTTTGCTTATACATCTTGAACTGACTGAGCTGAAAAGATGGTATGAGGAGATTGAACGCCAAATGTTTGTAGATTTCAGAACTATAACGAATCAAAGAAGGTTTGCAAGGAAACGGGCAATAAAAAATATATTTAAAGTTTTATTAATCGGCTTTATAGTGCTAGAAAATCGTTTTTGAGAAAAAAAATTTGAGGGAGAATAAAAAAAATATATGAATGAAAAAGATATAGAAAAAATTGCGGATAAAATATTTGAAAAGATGGAAAAAAGAAAATCAGGGGATAAATACACGGAGACAGAGGCAATGCTTAGGTCTTATCCGCTTTATAAAATTAATTTAAAAAGAAATGAGGATGAAATAACACAAATAAAAGAAAAAGGGTTAAGAGCAATAAAATCAAAACCTGTTTTTTCTGAAAATATAAAAGGTGGGGTTATTAAAATTGAAGGGATTCCTGAAAAGGAATTAAGTCGAATCGAGTATTTGGAGGGAGAAAATAGAAAACTGGAAAAAAGAATTTTTAGGGTGGAAGACGCTTTGAAATATTTTGAAAGAGATAAATATTTTAAAATCATCGAATTGAGATATTTTAAAAATTTTACTATAGAAGAAATATCGGAAGAAATAGGGGTAACTGAGAAAACTATAGGCAAAAATAGGACAAGATTAGTTGAAGGAATACAGTATTTACTCTTTCCGGAAGTTTTACTTGACTAAAATTACCTTTTGACTACCTTTTTAGTACCTTGACTATACCTTTTTTTATGGTATAATATGTTAGAATGTAATTTTTAGGAATTGATAATCAATATCAGTGACCGATGAATTTGATCAGCTATATTAGAAATTAAGACAGTTTAAAAGCTGTCTTTTTTTGTTACAGAAGGAGGTGGTAGCATTGAAATTAAATGCAAGGCAGAAGGCTTTTTGTGAATATTATGTAGCTTGCGGAAATGCTACTGAATCCGCAATAAAGGCTGGGTATAGTGAAAAATATACAAATAAAAATGTTAGTAAAATACGGCAAAATACGGCAGTACAGGAATACATAAAAGAATTACAAGAAAAAGCAAAAACGAGTAGAATAATGACAGCTGTTGAAAGACGAGAGTTTTTAACAGAAGTTATTAAAAACGGAAATGAAAAGGTACAGGATAGATTAAAGGCATTAGATATTTTGAATAAAATGGATGGTGAATATATTGAGAAAATGCAGCTGTCAGGACAGTTAAATACCAATCCTTTTTCTGGACTTACTATCGAAGAGCTAAGAGCGTTAGCTGGTGGTAAGGGTGGATAAGATGGAAATGATACGGCTGGAAGCAACTAAGGAGCTTTCACGACGGAATTTGCTAGATTTCCTTATTTTTGATGGGAATGGAAGATATAAAAATTCTAGGCATATACAGTTTTTGAGTGATAAGGCCCAGCAGTTTTTGGAAGATGTGAAAGCTGGTAAAAGTCCAAGACTTTATATTTGTATGCCGCCACGACATTCTAAATCGGAAACTATGACGAAGAAATTTCCTGCTTGGATAATTGGGAATAATCCTGACTATGAGATTATAATTGCGAGTTATTCAATGGATTTGGCTAGAGATTTTGGGAAAATAGCAAGAGATACTTATAGGGAGCACAGTAAAAATGGGACTGGGATTTTTAATAATATCATCGACAGGGATAAGAGTGCTGGTGATAACTGGGGAATTTCAGAACATCGTGGTGCTGTTGTGAGTACAGGTGTTGGAGGAAGTGCAACAGGTAAGGGGGCACATATTGCGATTATTGATGATCCGTTTAAGAATAGGGAAGACGCTAACAGTAAACTTCAAAGAGACAAGGTCTGGGCCTGGTATCAGTCGACTATTCGGACAAGATTGGCACCTGGTGGCGGGATTATAATTATTCAAACCAGGTGGCATGAGGATGACTTGGTCGGTAGAATTTCTAAAGAGATGGAAAGCGGTACTGGAGAAGTTTTTGAGAGTATTGTGCTTCCAGCGATTGCCGAAGAAAATGATATTTTAGGAAGAAATGTTGGGGAGGCGTTATGGGAAGAACGGTACGGATTGAAAGAACTTAAAAATATTAAAAAGGCGATAGGTAGCCGTGAATTTGCGGCACTTTATCAGCAGAGGCCCCAAATTGAAGACGGCGGACTTTTTAAACGGCAGTACTTTAAATATTTCGATATTGATAATGACTTCATCAAAACTTCTGATAAAAATGTAAATGTGAAAGATTGCTTTTATTTTCAAACAATAGATACCGCTATGAGTACTCGAAAGAATAGTGATTATACGGCAATTGCCACTTTTATGTGTGATAGGGAATGGAACTTGTATTTAGTTGATTTAATGCTTGAAAGATTAGAAGTTCCTGACCAATGGAATGTGATTAAGGAATTTAGAAATAGATATAAATTGAGATTTCAAGCCATAGAAAGCAAAAGTAGTGGTATCGGGATAATTCAGCAGGCGAACAGAGAGGGAATGCCCTTAAAGGAATTGAAAGCCGATACTGATAAAATGACAAGGGCCTTGAACATATCAGTTATGTTTGAAAATGGGAAAGTTTATTTTAATAAAAATTTGGATAAACTTTTTGAGCTTGAAGAGGAACTTTTGAAGTTTCCAAATGCTTTGCATGATGACGCTGTTGATGTGTGCAGTTATGCGGGTATTGTTATAAATGATTTGATTCAAAATTCAAAAAGATATATTAGAAAATTTATAAGTGTATAGAAAGGAGGAAATGTGAGTATCAGGGAAAATGTAGTAAGTGCTTTGGTAAAAGAAATAATATCGCTTGGTTCTGTTTCTTATAGCGGAGATATTGACGATGAAACATTGCAGAAGATGTTGGCTGATGTCGATGTGGCACAGGCTATACAGCTTATGACACAAAGTGTAACATCTAAAGAGTGGAAAATTGAGACGGATATGCCTGAGTATCTGGAAACAGCTGAAAGTATTCAAGAAAGATTTAATAGTTTTAATATGGTTAAACTTTTGGAAAATGTGCTGAGAGCGGAAATATATAAAAAATCTATATTTGAGATTATTTATGGCAAAGATGATACAGGTGGAACAGTGATTGATGATTTGGTACTGTTGCCGAATAAATATATAAAATATAACAAGGATAACGGTTGGATGATTAAAACTCGTGATAGTGAGATTGTTATTGCGAAAGAACCCAACCGTTTTTTAGTTTGTGTTAATGAAGAAAGACTGGATAATTTACAGGGAAGTTCAGATTTGTTGCCGCTTGTTCCAGTATTCAAGGCTAAAGAGCATTTGGAGAGTAAGTTGAATGCGATTATAGAAAAATATGGGGACATTATAACGGTATTTGCTTATGAACCTGCTGTTGAAACAGATCCGCCAGAAGTTATTAAAGCTAGGCAAAAAGATGTGGAAGCACAGGCTAAAGATTTAAAAAATGCTAAAGGTAAAGATGTGCTGGCAGTACCGAGTGCCGGGGAGAAATCACTTGATGACTTCATAAAATTTATTAAATTAGATGACTTGAAACCTGAAATCTATCAGGAATTGTTGAGCGAGAAGTCAAAAGCCGTGCAGAGATATTTACTTGGAAGTACATTAGTAGTTGGAGTGGATGGTAATAGCGGTAACAGGGCCTTGGGTGAAGTTCATAAGGAACAGCAAAATTATAAGATAGAATCTAAAGTCAAAAAGATTAGGGACTGGATTCAAAAACTTATCGAGCTGGATTCTGTCTTGTATGGGTACGACCCCAGCAAGTTTTATTTTAAGTTTGTCGAAGAGATTGACGAAAAAGAAACATTGGAGCTGGAAGATAAGAAAGCGAAAACTATGACTGAGAAAGTGAACTCTATAGTTAAAATTATGGAGAGCGGATATGCCTTTACTAAAGATAAGATAGCAGAAATGCTGGGCGTGGATGTGATTGACTTGGTGGAGGTAGAGAAGACTGAAGTAAGTGAGTTCGCCAAAGGTAAAAAAAAACTGAACATCAATAAAATAAATGAGAAACGAAAATTAATTGAAAGGAATCAGGCTAGATTTGACAGATTTGTTGAAAATAATTTTAAAAGATGGCAGAAGGATGTATTGAAAGCTGTACAAGAAAAGATAGAAAAAGCTAAAGATATTTCAGATTTCTATGACTTGAACTTTAACTATGAAAATATACTGGAAGATTTAATGCTGATGTCGACTTTGCAGGGATTTGACAATGCCGCTATGGTCGATAGCGGGGTAACAGAATTTGCAAATACTAGAACCAAGACAAAGAATGCCGCACTTGATAATTTCCTGAAAAAACATCCCGCCTTGTACACTGATGTGGAAAAAGAAATGGATTATTCACGGCAAAAATATTTTTGGATAAAGAAGGTCACAGATGTCAATGTGACAGAAAAAATATTTAAGCAGATGTCGAATACACTCGAGAATGGCGGAACATTTAAAGACTGGAAAAAAGATGTTGATAAAATACTGTCGGAGAGCGGATTAAAGCTAAATGAGGGATATTTAAAAACCGTATTCAGAACAAAT